TTACTCGGCGCTTTGTAGTGTAAGATCTGAGCTGTCTCGATTCCAGATATATCATATCTAAAGTATTTATTAGCAGAAACCGCAACTCTGTTAAGGATCCTATAAAGGCGATCTTCCTTAGCGTCGATGTATCGAACATCAACGTCTCTTAGATCTGTATTTTCGGCCTCCTGGCTCTTTTCATGCACCTTGCCTGGCACTGGATCTGTTTCAACCAGATAATCTAAAAATAAATCTACTTCGTCTTGCGTGACAGACAGGCCAGTAATACCATGATTAGGCATTATATCGGCTGTCATACTTCCTCCAGTTCTTCTTGAGAACATCTAGCCAATCATCCATCGCCATGACACAGATCTTATCGTCTTCGGCTGGCCAGTCCAGGTTCATAGCATAAAGCGGAATACATACTCGGATTGGTCTGCGGTTGAATTTAAAAATAAGAACGGGGATCCTACCATTACTGGAGCTGCAAACTTGATCCCACCAAGCGGACTTTAGCCACTCGCCGTCTTTGTAGAATTTACACTCAACCGCATGAAAAGGTATGTCCAGATCACACTGACCTGCTTCCTGGTATTGGTCCAGGTTGCGTTTTGTTTTGAAATCTATGCCGTTGTCTGCAAAGAAACCATTAAGAATGGTCGCTATGTCGCGCTCGAACTGTGCTCCCTTGTTCCTGCTGTTTATCGGCATTGATAGAGTTTCTCAAAATTTGCAAAAAATTGCAAACGCATTGCAAAATTTTTTTCACAAAATTTTTTTGCGTTGAGTTTTTCTGGTGATTCAATGTATCTAACCTAGTTATAACTACAACTGCAAACGGCCGCAGCTATTTGGGGTGGTAGGGGTTCCAAATAATGCGATTTCCCTGTAAAAAAGCGGTTCCAAGGGACTCCTGTTACTATTGTGCTCACATGTTGCACATAGTTGCACAAAAGAATACATGTTTATATACGCAATAAAGCACCGCATATCAATAACTTACGACTGCCTTTGTTTTTTTCTCAGATTCTGGGGTTTGGATCGGGAGGCCGTGAAAACAAGGCCACAGATCTATTTATCTTTGGGAGAATAGTCGTCGACATTTGCGCCGAGCAATTGTCCTAGGCGGTCCTTGATTTGTTCTCTGGACATCTTCTCCAGGTTAGCGTTGATGTTTATATTCTGGGACCTGCTGACCGATAAACCAGCGAGCTGATTGAGCTCTTTAATTGCTGACACTGCGGCATTGAACTGGCCGTTCTCGTAAGCGCTCTCCATCACCTTCCACAACATCGTGCCAGTCTTTTGTGGAGTGATCGCATACTTCTCTGCTAATTCATCTTGCTTGATCCGAATGGCCTTAACCACGTTCGGAAAGTTCTTACCATTGAGCAGCTTACCTGCGCTTGCACTTGGAAACTGATACCCAGCTTTCCTGGCAGCCTCAGTCATACCACATGCACCTTCGGTGTAATGCCACACAAAGCTGGCCTGCATTTCAGTCAACCCGTGTTCATCATCCTTCTCAAACTGAGTCGGAGCGTTCGTGATCTTCTGATCTTCCTTTTTCTTTCTGGGCATAATCCTTCCTATTGTAAACCAGTGTAGAGTGTAGAGTGCATAGCTGTTCTATTATACCTATTATGTAACGCGTAAGATGCTATTCTTATAGCCAATACTAATAATAATATATATATACACTATACCCTTATATATAGTAAAGACAGTAGTAGCAAGGGATTGAGACAGTGCATAGTAAATTTTACTATACACTTTGCTATACCCTTTTTCGCCTTTATTTGTCATTGATGTTCCTGTCAGCAATAATAACAGCCAGTCCAACCAGGACAATCGAGCAAGCCAGCACCACAACAAAAGTAAATGCCGCACTGCATAAAATTACCTTAATCGTCTCTAGCGCCATCGTCTTTTACTTCATGTTTATTCCAATATCCAGGATTACCTGGTCGAATTGATTTGTAGATCAGCTTGCGATTGAGCAAGATCTCATACAAATGCTGTTCGACTTCTTTGTATGTCGGATCATCTTGATCCATCTGGAGATCTATTTGTATTCGTATCATTAGAATAATTCCTGTGATTTTTGTTTGTGAGCAGCCTCTATTCTGGCACATGCTATCTCAAAATAATCCTCATCCATCTCTATACCAACAAAACCAAAGCCTTCGGCTATCGCCGCCTTACCTGTGCTACCACTACCCATAAATGGATCAACTATCACCCCACCTTTCGGTGCGACCAGGCGACATAAATATTTCATCAACTCCGTTGGCTTGACGGTAGGATGTGCATTATCATCACCTCTATCTTTTTTGTTTGCCTTAGCACAATAGAAATATCGAGCTTTGTCCTCAAATATATCCTGCACTTCCTCAGAACCATCGTGCATGACATTGGCTGGGAATCTGCCTTGTTCGTTGCCTAATACTTTATAATCTGACAATTCGCCACCTTGAGTTTTACCTGCAAATCCACCAATCCTACCACTACCACCAGATAATTTATCATCTGTGCCAACCCGACACTCATCTATGTTAATCCCACCTGTACCATGCTGTAGTACATTTTCAGCTACACTGCCTTTAAATGGTTTCCTAGCCATAACAATCGGCTCATGTGCTGGCTTGAGTGCAGTACCCCAACCCTCCCACTTACTGTTGCCTTTGGTTACATCTATTTGTTTTTTCGCGTTCATGTTGTTGTCTGTAAAAGCATAAGTTTTGCCGCTGCCTAACCCGCTTTGTTTTTTACCAATAACCTCTCTTCTACATTCTTCTAAAGTTTCAAAGGGTAATTCAAGAAAATTTTTAATCTTATTAAACTGCTCTATTGTTAAACCTTGTGTGCCACTGGCTTTATTCCACAACCATCCAGTAGGATTACCATTTTTGCTGGGAAATAACATTGTTAAATCATTTTTTGATATACCTTTAATTTCAGCGTGTGAAATAACATAATCAACAAACCACTTTAAACTTTCACCACCAATTTTATCTACAGCCTTGCCTATATTATGCGACTTGGGAAAGCCACTGCCATAGATCCACATGAGTTGATCTCGTATATCAAAGCCTGCGTCCTCTATAGGAATAGCGCCTCGGTGATAAGTGCGGGAGCCAAAGAATGATAAAAGATGTGCACCAGGCTTTAATACGTCATGGACTTGCGTCCAAATATCTGTTCCAGGTACGTCGTAATCCCAAGCCTTGCCCATGAACGATAGGCCATACGGCGGATCGGTAACACAAGCGTCTATATCTTTTAATAAAGGCAAAACGTCTTTGCAGTCTGCACAGTACAAGGTGGCATCGCCTATTTTTTTCATTTGTTTAATCATTGAACTTACTCGTGTAATCTGTATAAGTATCACCCTCAGCTGCGCTGTAATCCAGATCATAGATCTTCTTGCCATTAGATCGTCTAGGCTCGATGCCCTTGCCGTGTAAAACACGAGCCGCTTCTTTGAAGTCTGGCATCCTAGGCGACTTAATTCCAAGATCGCGCAAGAGCTTTGTCATTTGCACAGGCTTGGCATGTTCGCTACCAAAGTCTACATGCTCCAGGATAAGATCCTCCACACTCGACTGAGTTCTATATTGTTCGTTGCTATCTTGCAAGAGCTCGCGCTCGTCTGGTGATAGAAACCAGTTCTTTTGTCCTGGCACATACATCGTCTCTTTAATCTGTGCCCAGAGCTGCTGCATGTTGACACCGTGATTGACATTAATATCTCTGACTGCGAGTACCCAGAATCTTCGATTGCCCGACGTATCCGTCAAGAACTCGCGTGCATTGACTGAAGCGTAAAACGCTGTCCTTCGCTGATAGGTCGTAAACGCCCGATCATAGGGTAGCCTTAGCTCATCTGACTTAGATGTAACAAAGGCCTTGAGCTGATCTATATCCGACTTCTTAAAGGTAGACTCGATCTCGCCTAGCTCTACAATCCAGTGACTAACCGCTCTCTTTACAGAGTCCTTGTCAGAAGGATTAAGCGTTGCACCCTCCAAGAGCCAGCCTTTATTGTAATCACATAGTCGCTTAAACCATAAGGTCTTACCGAGTCCTTGTGCGCCCTGCAAAACGAGGATACCTTCGAGTTCAACGCCATTTGTTTCATAGGCCGCTGCTACACAGCTGATTAACCATTTCTTAAGTAACATATCTCTTAGCTGCGCGGATTCCTCTGTAGTCAGCGAATTTAAAAAGTCTGGTAATCTGTCCTGGCCATCCCAGGGGACAGAGTCGATCCATTCTTTAACAGGATTATATTCTCGCGCCAAGACTTTGAGATAGTCGCGAACTTTAGTGTGCGGGATCCCCATATTAATACAACGATCTTCGATCTCAATCAGACTGGCTTCCTCGTGCATATCGGCAATGAATTTCATGTGCGGTATATCAATCTCCATCTTCTTCTTTATGACGTTATAGCGAACATCCACGTTATGTGTTTTCAACACCCCGCCAATGTTGTCCTTCGTGTTTAAGAAGCGTCCGCTTGCTGATCGCACAAAGTCAAATTCAATTGGTACGTCTAATGTTTGCAGGACCACCTCGCCTTCGACGACAGCAACTTCGTTTTATGGTCGTTGTAATCGCCTTTCGTTTCTGGCATCTGGACTTCGGCGTAACCGCCCTTCTTGTTAATATAGGCTGCCGCCTTCATTGCTTCCTTTTCACCTGTTTTACTATCATCATTATCAGCGACAAAGACGTGTTTGTGATTGGGAAAATACTCGTACATCACCTCTGCGACAGGCGATAAGTTATAAGCATCAAACGCCACGACGACAGGCTGTGAGCGATCAGCGTATATAGATGCAGCAGTGGCATAGCCTTCGGCATAATTAAGTGTATCTGTGCTATTGAAGATCTCTCTGCCGAGAAGAAAAAAGCTACCGCTTTTTTTAGAACCAGTAAGAAAACGCTTAGATCCATCGCCCGCAATAAACTGTAGACCAACGATAGTGCCCTGCTTGTCTTTTAAAGGAATAACCAAGTTGTCGTGTTTATCTTTTTTAAGGCCATAGCTAAGGACCTGTTTATTCTCCAAGTATTCATGCTTAACCACATCATCACAACCCGCCCAAATAGACTGGGAACGCTCTGCGGCCTGCGTATATTTTTCAGCTGTCTTGACCTCAGCGGCACGGCGTAATTCCTCGATCTCCGCCTTCTGCTCTTTGGTCATACGATACTTCTTACTATTCTCTGGCTTCCAAGTTGCTGTGGGTTGGTCCGTGCTGACACGGTAGTCGCCAATTCTGCCATAAGGTAGACTCTGATCTAACCAGGCTTGATACCAACCCACCAGCTTCCTTTGGTTACCAATGTTGATGTAAGCTCGACCAATTGAGCCATCGGTAACCAATCCCTTATTGGGATCTGGTTCATAGCCATTTGTGGCTAGGAAATCTCTAAACTGTGATGTGTAATCTTTGGTAAATGGGGTTTCAAAATTCTTATTGTTTGGTCGCTTTATTTTTAATGACATCAATCATCCTTGTTTTTTGTTGTTTACTTCTTTTATAAAAGTGTATAGAATATTACCCAAGTTTATGATAATTTGCAAACACTCGGAGGAAAATTAATTATGAGTTTAACAATTAGTAGCGACGGTAGCGGCGATAGCTTACCAAAATTACAAAAGGGTATCTACACAGGTACCTGTTTTCGTATCATTGATCTAGGGACCACGGACCAAGAATACAAAGGTGTCAAAAGTAAAAAGACCAGAGTGCACATTACTTTTGAAATCACCAAGGCCCTGGATCCAGAAACCAATGAATGTAAGATGCAAGACGACAGGCCCTTTGCTGTTTCTAGGACTTACACTGCATCCTTATTCGAAGCAGCTGCTCTCAGAAAGGACCTGGAGAGCTGGAGAGGTAAAAGTTTTACCGAAGAGGAACTGGGAGGTTTTGACATAAGTAAACTCCTTGGTTGTACTGCAAGAATAGAAGTTGGCCATACAGCTCCGACTGAATTTTCAGAAGGTGGCAATCCAAAAATTATGAATCTGCAAAGACCAGATGGTGGGATCCAGGTTGTAGAAACATTTAATGACAAACAATCGTTTGACATGGATCTATATTGTAATGAGTTCAAAGGTAAATCCTCACCAGAAACCAAAGCTATGTGTGACATCTTTGATTCACTACCGCCTTGGCAACAAACGGATATTGAATCCAGTTATGAATACAAAGCAGCAGTTGGCGATTCTGACGAACCCTCAATGAATGAGGAGCTAGGAAGGTTGAATGACCAAGCAGCAGCTGAAACAAACAGCGCCGATTGGGACGACGATGAGAAGAAGACTTTAACAGAAGACGACATACCGTTTTAACAATTTTTGATGGGTAGCACCTCCGTACTTCTCACACTCTCAATCCCCCCTAAAAGATTGAGTTTAGCTACCCATCAACTCTGATTATGTATAAAGACAAAGCAAACCAAATAGCAGACCTCCTGGACATCAAAGGCAACGCCTACAATAGTCCAGAGGCCTTCTTTAATCAGCTGTCCAAAACCTGGAGCGCACTGCTTGGCATGGAACTAACGCCATCGCAATGCTGCGCTATGATGATCGCGTTTAAATCATGCCGTATTGTCAACAATCCAGGGCATGAAGATTCAGCAGATGATCTGGTCGGCTACAGTTTAATAATGACTGAGCTAACCAAAGACGAACATTTATTTTAAGGAGCGACAATGAAACCAGGAATATATGAGGACATACCTTATGAAGAGTATGCAGCAATCCCAGCCTTTAGATCTCACGATCTTACCTCGGTCATAAAATGCCCGTACAGCTGGAAGAATAGAAAAGAAATGGTCCAGACTCCAGCACTCCTGGAGGGCCGAGTACAACATACGGTGTTCTTGGAACATCATAAGTTTGATGAAGAATTTATAATCATGCCTAAGTTTGATCGCAGAACCAAAGCTGGCAAAGAAGAATATGAAGATTTTATGGCGACCGTAGAAGATAGAACTGCGATCACCCAGGACATGTACGACGTTTGTATGGAACGTCGAGAAGTCGTTGCCGACTATATTCCTAAAGAAGATCACAGAGCCGAGCTAACTTTAGTTTTTGAATTACACGGCCATCCC